ATTTAATCAATTTTGCAGCTATGAATTTTAAAGAAGTTGAAGTTTTGTTGGATCCAACGTTGACATCACACCCCAGATTATGGATTGTAGGACATAGACGAGTGAAAGAGATTCATTCAGTCTTATCTCTTTATGGAGTTTGTGAACCTAGGGAGGCTCTCATGGACTCATTAGAATCTTTTCTTCGAGTGTTGTCTGACAAGTGTCTGAATGAAACAGAGAGGTTAAGATTAGGTACTAGATGGCAGGCAGCGCTGGCAAGTGAGTTTGATGGTCCTTTTGAGGCTAACTCTGTGAAGAGTTTAACTTGTAGGACAAACGATTGGAGAAAGTTTGCTGATAAGAGGCTGGTTGAGTACGTTGAGGAAGGACCTATTTACCTTGAGAACTTTGTGTTTGAGGTAGATTATGTCAGCTCTTCCATCTTAAAGGATCCAGGCAATTCTATGGGAGTTTTAGGTAGAACGAAATCTCCAGTGCCAGATAGATTCTTTGAGACTGGTATTGATGTTCCACATGTAGAGTTGTTGAGTCAAGTGGACTTGATGGGAGATGTAGAAGATATGATCGTCCCTCCTCAGTCCAATCATGCGGTGAGACAAGGTGTAACAGCCAGGTATAGTTTTCCAAAGACTGAAGTGTCTTATGAGCGTCTAGAAGATGCATTTAATTTTCTAGAGAGCTACATTGGCAGAGCAGCTGAGGGATTTGATTTTACTCCACCTTCTTTTGATGATTTGCTTGCTGATGAGTCTACTACTAAAAGAAGTTCAATGGGTTACATGTCTAAACTTGGTTTCAAGAATGTCGGAGATGCTTTACGTAATGGGCAAGAGCAACTAGAGATAGTGTATGACAAGTTGTTAAAAGGCTTGCCTTTGAACCATGTGTGGCATGGTAGTCCAAAGGTGGAGAAGAAAGCTCCTAAAGAAAACATGTTTCCTAGAATATTCCAGTACAAAGTGGGAGAAATTAGACTGTCAGAGATGCGTCTTTTCAAAAGATTAAACGATTTTTTTGGTCCTGCTGGTGGTCTACCTTGGTCCATGAAAGGTGACATTTTTGATAAAGCAGAGAGGTTGTGTTTGGCGTATGAAAGATTCAAAGATCCAGCGGGAGTGCATATAGAGGCTTCCAAGTGGGACGGTCACTTTGAGGATGTTCCATTCTTACTTGTGCGGAAATTGGAGGAGCACGCACTTAGAAGTGGACAGAATGGATGGCAAGCTGCTAACGTGTTGAGGTCTACAGCTGGTGTTGATGCTTATGGACTATCTTGGATATGTTCTGGTGATTTAATTCAATGGAAACGATGTAATCGGAAGTCAGGAACTTGGGAGACTTCTATCGGCAATAAAAACGGAAACATGCTA